CAAGCGGGCGCTCACCCGGCTCGCGAAGAGCGCGGAAGGTTTCGACGCCGAGACGGTGGCGGACCTGAAGAAACTCGCCAACGCCTGCGACGTTGACGGACTGGAGTTCAAGACGCGGAAGGAGAAGCAGGAGGCGCCGCCGGAGACCCCGGAGACGCCCGCCACGACGACTCCCGAGACCCCGGCTCCGGAAACTCCGAAGCCCGATGCGCAGGCAGCGGCCATCGCTAAGGCCGTCAGCACCGCGATCGTGAGCGCGTTCAAGCCGATGCAGAAGTCCATCGAAACGCTCACCGAAGAGCTGGCGAAGGCCAACGCTGATGACGAGGAGGACATCGAAGACGAAGAGGAAGACGAGGAAGAATTCCCGCCGAAGAAGACGCGGAAGACAAAGTCTGCCGTCACTTCTTCGCAGGCGGACGATGACGTGATTCCGATGAGGAAGTCCGCGCCCAAGAAAATGGGAGAGGGCAAGTTCTCAAACATCATCTTCGGGTAAGCGTCCGGGCGGGCGTGGGATCGAAGTAAGTCAGTCAACAGTAGGGCCGGTAGCCCCGAGTCGGGCCGGTAGCCCCAAACAACCCAAGTTTGGAGCACCGGACCATGAGTCTCAGAACTGCCCGCAGGTGGCTGCAGAAGGCCGCCGACCCCTACCTCACCACGAATCTCTCGGGAGGTTCCAACGGTGGTCTCCTCGCCCCCGACCAGATGAAGGAATTCATCCGGGTGGCAACCAATGCGGCGGCCATCCTCCCGGAGGCGCGTCAAGAATTCTCGAACTCTACCAAGTTCGAGGTGCCGCGCATCTCGTTCCACGGCGTACGCATCCTGAAGAGCGGGGTGGAGAACACGCGTACGGTCGACAACGTGAAGCCCGTGACGGGCCTTGTCACTTTGTCCACAAACTTCTTCCGTGGTGAGGTGTTGGTCTCGGACGAGGTCTTCGAAGACAACATCGAGAAGGAAGCGCACGCAGACACGCTCATGACCATGATTGCGGAAGCGGTCGGGCGTGACATGGAGGAGCTGGCGCTCAAGAGCAAGTCCACGGCGACGGCTCACACAGACGCCAATTTCAACGACTTTGACGGACTGCTCCAGCAACTGGACGTTGCGAGCGCGGCCAACAGCCAGGTCTACAACGCGGCGGGCATCACCGACGTCGAGACGATCTTCGCGAACCTGCTCACGCTGTTGCCTGTGCGCTACCGCCGGGACCCCAGCTCCCTGCGCTACTTCGTGCCGATCAAAATGCACGATGCATGGGTCGACGCGCTGAGCGCTCGCGGAAGCGTTCTCGGTGATGCAGTTCTCGTCGATGGCAAGTGGCGCGCCTTCCGCGGAATTCCGATCATCCCCGTCCCTCTCTTCAGCGGGAACGAGGCTGGCATCGGCAGCATCGATTACACGAAGTACGGGTTCCTCACCCATCCGAAAAACATCATCGTCGGATTCCATCGCAAGGTGCGAATGGAAAAGTATCGCGATCCGCTGTCAGGCGGGACGTCGTTCCTCCCCACCGTGCGCTTCGACATCAAGTGCGCAGAAACCGACATGGTCACGTTCACCAAGACGATCGACAGCATCTAAGCCTGAGGCTGAAGCCCTGCCCGCGGGGAGCGGGTGGGGCCCACGGTCGCAGTGCAAACCCTTGAGGTCTGACATTTATGCCTGGCGTAAATCTAAGAAAGTTTCGCGCCGTCCTTGGTGGTCGGGGCGCACAGATCAAATTCGGATTCGCCGTCGGAGTGGCGGCGGATACCAACATGACCATCACGGGGATCAAGCTGGGCGATGAGATCATCGCAGCGATCCAGGTGGATGCGCCGAACGGGACCGGCACAGCGCTGGCCATTGCCAATCGAACTTCGGTAGCCAAGGTCACGGCCGCAGACACGATCCAATGTACTGCCCAGGCGACAAACTCGCCTGCGAACAGCCAGGTGTGGGTCTTGTGGCTCTCGAAGAGATAAGAGCCGGCCACCATGGCGAGCGTCGCGAACGTCAAACACAAGCTGGACATCCCGGAGTCGAACACCGCCCATGACGCCCGGGTGAAGGACGCATTCAATGCGGCCCGGCTTCGCGTTCTCAATCTCACGAAGCTCGACGTCGACGGGAGTCCGGACACTGGCCGCATCGATCTTTTCGAGGACGTCCAGGTGGGGCGTATCTACCAGCTCTCCCTGCGTCCGGTCAGCGTTATCACCAAAGCCGAAACTGCGGTGCCGGCGAAGACGCTCTCTTGGTCCGAGGTGGACTTCAGTCTGATCGATGCGGAGAAGGGCAGGTTCATGATCCCTCCCGCAAGCGGCACAACTGGATGGCCGCCGGCAGAAGACGGTCCGGCATGGACTCGTTGGCGTCGTCAGCGGCTGCCGCTTCTCCGCGTGACGTTCACGACTGCGCCGCAAGATCTGCCCGATGACCTCTCGAACGCCGTCGAGGACCTCGCGGCCTACTGGTACGCGCTCGCCCGGACCGGCGGAGCCTCGAGTGAAGGCGTCGGGGGCGTGTCTAAAACCTACCGCGACCAGCCGATCCCGCCATGGATCCAGGGAGTCATCGCCTCTTACGAACCGACGAGGGGGAGTTACGTATGAGAAACCCGACGCCAGGTGGCATCTACACTGAGCGCTTCAAGGTGCTCCGCAAGGAGCGTCAGAAGGACCGCCAGGGCGGAGACAAGGTTACGCTCGTCGAGCTTGAAACGCTCGACGGCCGCCTTGTGGACTCGAGGATCGGGAAGGAACAGTTCGCCGACCAGAACCGACTGAAACGCCAGGGGACAGTCTTGCTCGTGGACACGATCGGCGTCACAGCCGACGACGTACTTCAGGACCTCGATCGAGTCCAGTGGGACATCATCGCGCTTGCCCAGCGCGGCGAGTTCGTCAAGGAGCTGGGCGTGAGGGAGGCAGGGTAATGGCCGGCTCCTCAGTCACCCTCGGCCCCAAGGGTGGGATTCGCGTCCGGATCCGCGTCGACGGGCAAGACAAGCTCGTCAAAAACCTGAAGGGGCTGTCCGACGGGCTCATTCAGGCGGTCGGCGGGGCGATCACGGTCGCGGCGCTGAACATCGACGCGGGGGCTAAAGGCGCCTGCCTCGTAGACACGGGCCGCCTGCGTTCGAGCATCCGGCCCACGTTCGTCAAGGGTGGGCTGGCGGCGAGCGTGGGCACCAATGTTAAGTACGCGAAGTTTATCGAATTCGGAACCGGGCCATTGGGCGCCTCGACTCATTCCGGACAGCTCCCGGCGGGCTACGTCCACGGGCCGGCCTACTTCCCGAACCCCACCGCCCTTGCTCCATGGGCCCGTCGCCACGGCGCCCCGGGCGCGGAGTACGCGATCGCGCTTGCGATCTACCGCCGAGGCGGCACGCGCGCCATGCCCTTCCTCGGGCCAGCCTTCGAGGCTGAGAAGCCTGCGCTCCTCGACCGGCTGCGTGAGGCGCTCAAAGGCCAGACGAAAAAGGCGGGAGGGCGGTGATGCAGGCGCTGCGCAACCCACTCAACGCTGTCCAGCAGGGCGTCTATGCCCGCCTGAAGGGCGACATGGCTGACGTCTCCGTGTGGGACTTCATCCCGCCGGACTCGCCCTACCCGTATGTGGTAATCGGCGAGGCCGTCCTCGACATGGAGCCGACCAAGGACGGCGGGCTGTGGATCGTCCGCTGCCCCTTCTTCGTCTGGACGAAGAACGAGGGCATGCGGGACCTCAACACGCTGTCGGGATCCGTCTTCGGTTCTCTCACTCGCGAGAAGCTCGACCTCGAGGCCGACAGCTTCTCGAACTATTTCGTATCCCTCGAGACGGTCGGAGGCATGCGGACATCGAAGCTGACCGACGGGACCAACTTTTTCCAGCAAGCAACGCTCAACCTTCTTTGGAAGGTGCAGGACATGAGGATCTGAAAGGTAAACAACAATGGCAAAAGAAGTTCAAGTTGGTCTCGACATCATCCTCCAGGTGAACGTTGGAAGCGATGCCGCTCCATCCTGGATCACCGTCGGGAAACAAGTGAACGGTGACTTCAAGGTCGCGGCCAACACGGTCGACACGACCACCAAGGAAGACTCGGGGTGGAGCAACAGCGAGGCCACCTTCTCGAGCTGGTCAGTCAGCTTCGAGGGCAAGCTCCAGCGAGCGGATGCAGGGATCATTTTCTTCGAGAACGCTGCCTGGACCCCGGGAAGCAAGGTGCATATCCGCTGGTGGCTGAAAGAGGGAGCCACGGCCTACTTCGAGGGCAAGGGCGCCCTCGAGAGCTGGGACTATGGATTCCCCGTGGACGACGCGGCTGGCTTCACTGGGGCCGTCAAGGGTAAGGGCAAGCCGACGCGGACGTCGCCGGTCCCCGTCTGATCGAACAACAGCATCAACCCATTTCTGGAGGATGAAACAGCATGGCAACTTTTACTGTGGTGAAGCCTGGTACCGCTGGCACCGTCAGCGGCGCCGACATTCAGGGCGGAACCTTGAGCGCCGGAAACACTCCCAGTGCGGCCGGAACGCTCGACAAGTTCGTGAACGACGGGAAGACCTTGGCGTTCATCGACGCGGTCGGCGCGACAGGCGTCTATCGGTTCCTGAAGAAGAAGGCCAACTCGGACGGCCAAAAGATGGACCGCACCGTCACGCTCTCCTCGGGCAACAAATACACCATTGGTCCGTTCGACCCCGAGGAGTTCAACTCACTCGGAGAGCTTGAGTGCAAGCTCGATTCCGGCGGCACACTCGGGACGATGAAGGTCCACCTCATTTCGGGGGCTGGCTAATCGCGCATGAGCACGCCTACCGTAACGCTCTTTGAGCTCGACCGGCCCCGGCACTTCCGCCTCTCTTGGCGGGAGATCAAGACGTTCGAGCGGCTGTACCAGCAGAGGACCGGCGAGAAGCTGACCTTCATGAAGTTCGTCGCGCGTCAAGCCGATTGGACCGTGGAGGACATGCAGCTCCTCGTCTACGTCGGTTTCGCCTGGGAGGACTATGAGCTGACGGAGGACATGGTGCTCGACATCTTCGGGCTCGAGCAACAGATGCGCTTGAACCAGCTCATCGGCGAGATCATTCGCGACTCGCTCCCCGAGGAAGGAAAAAAAAAGCTCAAGGAGATGCTGGAGAAGCAACAGGTGGAGGGGTTCGCGACGGCAGCGACGCCGATCACGAGCCCACCTGGGACGACCTCCTCCAGCTCGCCTGGCGAATAGGGCTCAAGCCCGACGAGTTCTGGGGGCTGACCCCTCGGGAGTTCGACGCGGTCGCCCGGGCCTACTACGAGACAGTCAAGGAGAGACAGAAGTTTGAAAAATGGAAGCTCGCACACCTCATGTGGGCGAGCGGCTGCACCTGGCCAAAGGGTTACACCGTGAAGAAGTTCCTCACTCAGCTCAGCCCCCAGAAGACCTACGAGGGGAGCTTGCGGGAGCAGCGCGAGAAGTGGGAGGCCGAGGAGCTGGAGCGAGAGAAGGCCGAGGCGGAGGCAAAGGCGACGCAGGCGAACGCCGGAGAGGTGAACGAGTAGATACATGGCCGCGGAAGCAGCGAGCGAGCTGGCAGTCAAATTCAGCGCGGACATCGC